TTAGTTGGAACCAATTTATTGTCAGCAACATCTTTGGCTGGACAAGTTAACGTAACTTTACGTTATACACAGCCTGATAACAATATTGGTACATTGACAACTTACCCATATGGTAACTTTGACTAATTAATCCAAGGAGGGGGGAACCCCTCCATTAACAACTTAGGAGATTAATTATGCCAACTGTGCCAGCAACAAATAACGCATTAAATTCGATTACTCGTCAAGCTCGTACTGAGCCTTTTGATTTACAGGTAGCTCGTGGTCAAATCACGGGTCATACAGCCGTCAGTATTTTTGGATATCAGGCAACCGTTTCAAACGTAGCAATTCCTATTTGGGAAAACGCAACTGCTTATACATTTGCTACTTCAGCGACTACACTTTCTATTGCAAGCTCATCTGCAACGGACGTTTCTCCAGCAGCTGTTACTATTAATGGTTTAGATGCTAACTTTAACCCTATTTCCGAAAACGTAGTGTTAACTGGCACTGCTGTAGCAACCACCATTGGTAGTTATTTGCGAGTAAATTCGCTTGTTATGACCGGTGTTGCTTCGGGTCAAACTTCTAATGCGGGTGTTATTACTGCAAAACAAGGAAGCAATATCCTTGGTCAAATTAATACTGGAATTGGTAAATCTCAAAGCACTGTTTACACAGTTCCAAATGGATATAGCTTTTATCTTTCGTTTGCTGAAGTCAATACATCAAATAGTTATACAAGTTCAAACATTGTTACTTACAAAGTACAAGCAATAAATAACAATAATGGTGTTACGTTAAACGTTTTACAGCAACCGTTTGTTTCAATTTATACCGCCAATAGATCATCTGAACCATTTTTATATCCATCAAAAACAGATATTCAATGGCAGCTTTCTACTAGCACTGCAACCTCTGTTGCGGCTGGTGTAATTATTGCTGGTAAATTAATTAAAAATGCGGGCGATGGGCCTACTTATTAATCATGGCTAAGACTCCTGCATGGCAGCGTAAAGAAGGCAAAAGTCCTACTGGCGGTTTAAACGCTAAGGGCAGAGCTTCAGCTAAAAAGCAAGGCATGAATTTGAAAGCACCCCAACCAGAAGGTGGATCACGCAAGAAGTCATTCTGCGCCCGGATGGAAGGCATGAAGAAAAAGTTGACATCTGCAAAAACGGCTAGTGATCCAGATAGCCGTATTAATAAATCTTTAAAGAAGTGGAAATGCTGATGGATTCGTTAATGCAATTTTGGAACGCACTATTGACAATCGTTGTGGGTGCTATCGGGTATTTTGTTAAAGAAAAGTTTAGCGAATTAGATCGTGTAACTATTTTGATTAATAAAACTCGTGAAGAAATGGCTCGTGAGTATATTACAAAACAAGAAGTGCGCAATGATATGCAACAAATTATTGACCGATTTGATAAACTAGAAGCCAAATTAGACCGCTTTATTGAAGGACACAAATAATGCCATACGAAGAAACTGGTACGCAAAAAGCTAAACGTGAAGCTTATATGAAAGCCAACAAAGAGCGTGGCATTCGTCAAGAAGCAGAACGCGATTACAAATTGTTTGGTACAACAGAGCAAAATATTCCAGCGGTTGACACCATGGGAAATCCTACTGGCATGAAAAAAGGCGGTAAAGTTGGATCTGCTTCTGCTCGTGCCGATGGAATTGCTCAACGCGGTAAAACAAAAGGGCGCTTTGTATAATGCCAAGTGTATCTAAAAAGCAACACAATTTGATGGAAGCAGTTGCGCATAACGCGAAATTTGCTAAAAAAGTAGGTATCCCTCGCTCTGTCGGTGAGGATTTTGTAAAGGCCGATAAGGGCAAATCTTTTAAAAAGGGTGGCGTCATGGAAAAGACAAAAATGTTTAAAGAAAAAGAAACAATGGGCCCACGCTCTATGTCCAAGGATGTAGAAGCTGGTTCAAACAAGCATCGTAAATTCGGTCAATCTGATGTCCAAAAACGTGGATTGACACGCGGTAAAAACTTGGGCGATTCAGGAAAAATTGAGCCAATTGAAACCGAAAAGAATATCCCTTCATTTATGAAAGAAATGAAAAAAGGCGGTAAGGTTAAAAAGATGGCTGCAGGTGGAATGACTAAGTTCCCAGTAGAAAAAGGCGAAATGGCTCCTTCAAAACAAGGCGTTCGTCCACATGGAGAACATCCAGATCAATTAAAAGGGCATACACGCGGAATGAACGCTAAAATGGCTGGTAACGATATCGGTAATGGCGCTCCTGTTAATACCAAGAAAAAAGGTGGTATGGTCAAGAAGATGGCTTCTGGCGGTACTGCATCATCCCGTGCTGATGGTATTGCACAAAAGGGAAAAACCCGCGGTAAATATTGCTAATAAAGGAAATATTATGAAAATGGATCACCCACCAATCTCTAAAGATATACAAGCTGAAGAGCATATGATTCACCCAGAGCATATGGAAAAGTATCATGGCGGCGACGGACACGCTCAACACCACGAGCATTTCAAGAAACACGCTGCTGGTCACAAGTTGCACCACGAACACGTTAAAGCAATGTGTGGCGGTGGTTATGCTAAGGGCAAGAAGTAATGAAAGCTAGTCGTGGAATGGGCGCAATTAGCCCTTCCAAAATGCCTAAGAAAAAGGTTATCCAGCGTACGGATAATCCGAATGATGTTGACCTTTATGCAAAAGGCGGCGAAGTTTGGGATAAACCACGTCCAAAAGGATTAGGTAAACCAAAGAAGATGTCTTCTGAAAAGAAAGCTAAAGCTAAAGCAATGGCTAAAGCAGCAGGCAGACCTTACCCAAATCTCGTTGACAATATGAGAGCTGCAAGGAGCAAATGATGGCAGAAAAATGGATACAGAAGGCTATTAAAAAGCCCGGTGCATTAAAAAAAGAATTAGGCGTTAAGGAAGGCAAGACTATTCCTGCTAAGAAACTAGCTGCGGCGGCAAAGAAACCCGGCAAACTAGGGCAGAGAGCTAGATTGGCTGAAACCCTTAAAGGCATGAAGAAAAAATAATGGCATATACAAGCGGTAATTCTACTTTTAATTTAGATTTAACTGAATTGGTGGAAGAGGCATTCGAAAGATGTGGCTCGCAGTTACGCACTGGATATGATCTTAGGACTGCAAAACGTTCTATTAATCTATTAACGATTGAATGGGCTAATCGCGGCATCAATTTCTGGACAGTAGAGGAAATATCTATTCCATTGGTATACGGTCAAGCCATATATCCAGTTGGCGCAGATACGATTGATATCCTAGATTTAGTAACTCGCACCAATAACTCTAGTGCTGCCAACCAGCAAGATATCAACTTAAACCGTATCTCTGAGTCTACTTATTCTACGATTCCTAATAAGCTGACCTATGGTCGCCCAATTCAAGTTTGGTATAACCGTCAAACTGGTAACTCCAACATTTACGCTGGCGTGACTTTGGCGGCTAGTTTGACCCCATCTGCTACCACAATTACCTTAAGTTCAACCTTTAATATGCGCTCGACTGGCTTTATACAGATTGATAGCGAAATTATCGGTTATGTCAATATTTCAGGAAACCAGCTTTTAAACTGCTACCGCGGACAGTACAATACTACAGCAGCGTCACATAGCGTCGGAGCGGCGATTTACGACCAGCAATTACCAAGTTTGGCAGTCTGGCCTACCCCTGACAATGGAACGCCGTATACGCTCGTTTATTGGCGCATGAGACGGGTTCAGGACTCTGGAACTGGTGTTTATGTTCAAGATATTCCATTCCGTTGGATTAATTGTTTGGTGGCTGGATTAGCATATTATTTGGCTATGAAACTGCCCGGCATGGATATGCAGCGCGCGCTTGGTTTAAAAGCTGAGTATATGGAACAGTTGCAACAAGCTATTGAAGAAGATAGAGAAGACGTATCAATTAGATTTGTGCCGCGTAATTTGTTTTATTCGAGGTAAGTATGCCAACTAAGTATGCTAGTGGCAAACATAGTATTGCGGAGTGCGACAGATGTGGTCAGCGATATAAGTTAGTTGAATTAAAAAAACTAACTATCAAGACCAAGCAAGTCAGTATTAAGGTTTGTCCTGAGTGTTGGGATCCAGATCAGCCACAGTTGCAACTTGGCTTGTATCCAGTGAACGACCCACAAGCAGTGCGCGAACCAAGACCTGATATTAGTTATTATGCATCTGGTCCAAGTGGATTGCAGACGCAACAAGGCGGTGGTAACAGCCCTCAACAAGCTGGTTATCCTGAAGGCGGTAGTAGAGTTATACAGTGGGGCTGGTATCCTGTAGGGGGTTCTAGCGGCGTAGACAGAAACCTTACCCCCAATTATTTAGTGGGAAAAGGCAACATTAATTCAGTAACAATTACGACAACGTAGGAGTAAAAAATGGCAAAGATGGAAAAAGAATCAACAAAAGCAGATATGAAAATGGACAAAATGATTGCTGATAAAGAGATCAAGAAAGCCATGAAAGAACACGATGCTCAAGAGCATCCCGGCAAACATACCAAGCTCAAGCTTAAAAAAGGCGGCATGGATGTTAAGAAAATGGCTAAGGGTGGTGTAACCCAGTCTAACCTACGCAGCATGGGCCGTAATATGGCTCGCGTTGCTAATCAGAAGTCTAGCTCAAGAGGTCGTTAATATGGCAACCGCAAAGAATGTAAAACCTACTACCAAGAATAGCCCAGCTATTAAAACTGGTAAGGCCCCCTATGACCATCCAGCAAGCGATTATGCCCGTCCACACACGATGGCTGGCAAAATCATAGATGGCAATGAAGTAATGGAAATGGGCG